ACGTAAAGCTTGGTGAAGTCCTGTTCCTTCTTATTGCCTTTTCAGTATCGACTAAAAAACTCTCAGAACTTGTAAAATCTCTAAAGGCGTTATCGTCTAATCCAACAATTGTTTTACCCTCAAACTCAAAAGGTTCTTTACCTATTTTTTCTCGGTAAATAGCAAAATCTTCAGTAGACATACCTACAGAATCACCATCATCAGCTTTTAAATAAAGTTTGGTTGGCATTCTTAAAATGTTATCATCCCAATCCAAAGCAAATAACTTTAATTTTTTTGATTCCTCTTGTAAAATATTTTTAATTAAATTTCTAATTGACATACTAATAAATATCGTATAATAAAAAAAAGGGAGACCTAAATCCCCCCTTTTTTAATTTTAGTTTGATTAGATATTCTCGAAAGACGCTCCTGTCGGTGTGATATAGAACGTAATGTCGATGAACTCTAATGATTTTGTAGGTTTAATATATATCTTACCAGTCATTTGATTTCTATCTAAATCAGCCGTGTCAGAAGACACTGTTACACGGAAATCGTATAAACCTCTATCTCTTCTAATAGCATCTAAAATAGGGTTAACCGCGTCTAAGAAATCTTGTCTTACTTTTTGGTCGTTTTGTTCGAACAATAATCTTACAGATACCGCCGAAATCAATTTACGAGCCTGTAATAACAATCTTCTTACGTTGATTCTATCAAGAGCCGACTGTCTAATTTGTAGTGTTTTATTACCCCAAATAACAGTACCAACATCAGAGAAGGTCGCAATTGGGTTAAGTCTACCATTATACAAAGTATCCCTATCTTCTTGGGTTAACTTTTTACGTGCTTTAACTGAGTTTACGATACCTCTAGTATAACCTGCCGCCGCGAACCAAGGGAACGCAATGTTATCAGTTAACGCTAAATTTCTTGTAACCTCTGCAGTTGCCGGAATATAAATTTGAGTGTTATTTACCGTATCTCTTGTCAAGACCCAAGGATAATATGTTGCCGTGTAGTTAGAATCTATGCCAGATTCTTCTAAATTATCTACCGCCTCTTGTGGGTAAATTAAATCAGACTGAATTCCTGTCGTAGGTGCTAACATATTGTAATCAGGAGTTGTACAAATATACAATGAATCCGCTCTGTTAAACTCAATCATATCGATTGCCTTTTCAACAAGATTACTATGGAATACATAATCAATACCGGGAGTAACAAACAAATTAATGTTTACCGCTTCAGGATTTGAAAAAGTTCTTTGTCCTAACAAATATGCGTAATAATCAGTATTACCAAAATCTTCAGTTCCGTCACCAACCGCAATTTGTTTAAACGCTCCCCATCCCGTACCAGTTGGGTATCTTGGTGAAGGACAAGCACCTTTTAAATAACCCGCTCTACCTAATACGAATCTATCGTCATTAGTTCTACGCTCTCTATAGATGTCCCAACCGTCAAAACCGCCGGCACATAAGAAAGAGAACTTACGAGCGAATAACCTATAATATGGATTTGTTTCGTCATCAGGGTCTGATGTGAACTCAGCAGAACCAACAAAAAACTGAGGAGTCCCACTCGTAGTAAACAAGTTTCCAATAGTTAAACCACTTGCGTTTTTATCCATATGGAAACCTCTTGTTTTATAATACCAATCATCACCTGATACATCAGTACAAACATCTAAAGGTAATTGTTTTCCTTTGTAAGAATAAAAGTCAACGTCAAAACCTATAGTATCTGAAATACCAAGATAAGTTCTTCTTACATTATCTCCTGAACTTCTAATAGCATCATCCGCACCTGAAGATAAACCGAAAGGTGGATTATAAATAACTTCACCCGGGAAATCGTATTTAGTTTTATAGATTGGGAATGGAGGTCTCGCACTTCCATATTCTCTAAATTGATAACCTTCAAATCCGCAAGGTAAAGCGTCAACCGGAGCGTCCTCATTAAGTTCTATCATAATATATTTAGAATTTAATTGGAATTCGCCGTCTAAAGTACCTATTTTTTTACCAATAAACGCATTGTCACTTGGGTCCATATTACAATTTGTAAATTTCTCCATAACAACAGGGTTAGAATCCGAGTCGTAGAAATCTCTAACTATAACATCAAATGTACCGTTACCGAATGAAATATTTGCGATTGAAATTTTAACTTCAGTGTTTGCTGCGTCTCCATCGGCAATAGTGGTAAATTTAAATAATCTTGATACTTTGTTACCTCTTAATTCAGAAACAACCCAAGGAGATACTGGTGATTGATATTGTTCTAAGTACCACGCTATTGATGAAGGGTCAAATCCTTGTCTTGCATCAGGTAATGGAATTAAATCACAACTTAAACCTCTAATGTAACCTTTTCTCCATGCCCAAGTTAATAAAGCTTGAAATCTTTCTTCTAAGAATAAAGGTACTGTTGATTTTGGTTTTGAGAAATTACTAACACCAAAAACTTTAGCAATATACTTAGGGTCAGAATTAGTGAATGAAGTCTCAAAGAAAAATGATTCACCGTCTTTATTTGTTACGTTAATACCAAATGTTGAAAAAGGGTTTTTAGTAACACCTGAATAAGAATTTGCACAATCTAAACTAACATCAGTTAAACCTGACACTTCATATACCGGTCCGTTGTCCGAATTATATGTTGCAACACCTCTTGAACGTAAGGTTGCGATTACCAAATCATCGTAATCTAAATAAGCGGTTCCTTTATAAATATAAATTTGACCTACCAAATTACCGCTATAACATAAAACAGGTTGTTCTGTAGTTGTTGTTGTAGTAGTTGGGGTAACAGGATTACAAGGGTCGGTGGTAGTTGTAGTTGTTGTTGGACTTGTTGTAGTTGTTGTGGTTGGTGACGCTATAATGTCTAAATCCTCAACAACCGAATAAAATGAAAAACCTGTATAAGCACCTCCGCCAATATTATCAAATAACGCATAATACCAAGGGTCATTATTAGGGTCTGAATAGTCCGCGGTATTAGAACTCACACTATCAATATTAAACACATTTGTTGACGCGGTATACCCTGTTGATAATGTATCATACGTATCACCAGATATTACACCATAATAATTAATATTTACGCTAGATTCTGTAATAGGGTCGTCAGAAATTAAGATATTAAAAATTTGATTTTTCATATCTTCATTTAAACTTGACGTACTACCATTAAATTGTTCATAAGGTAATGTTAATTTTGATAAAATTTCGTCAGGTATTGAAACACCGTCAAACGTAACTGTATTAATATCGTTTGTACATCCTGTAAAGGGTATTGCAAAATCAACCACCTTATACTCAACACAATGTGGGTCACAATCTGAATATTCTGAAAAATCGGTAACTGAACTATAACATAATGTTACGGTTGATGGGTCAACATTCGCCTTTGTTTGAATTGACCAAGAAGGACCCGCATCATAACCTGATAATCCTAAAATTCTTGTTACGAATAATTGATTTGATTGTTGTAAATACGCTTTAGCAATATACGCCGCCTCATATTTTGGAATTTGTGTGTTTATAAATTTTTCGGGTGAAGTATCTCCAAAATAAGATGAAAATTCATCAAAATTTCTAATGAAGATAGGCTCAAATGCCGGACCTTTTAAGGTTTCACCAACGATTCCTAAAGTCGTAACACCAACACTTTGTGCTACAAAACTTAAATCAACCTCAGAAGTGTAAACTCCGGGTGATACGAATACTTTACTGTTAGATGCCATTATTCTTTTTTAGTTTTTATTTTTTATTTATTATTGATAAATATTACAAAAAATAACAAAGTTCTTTACATTATTAATAGTATTTATAAATTAGGTAGAATAAATTCTGCCTTTATTATCTTATGTCTAACAATGATAAAAAAATAAAGAATTTAAAGATATCAATAGAGGTTCACGAATTGCTTAAAAAGTATTGTGATAAAAACGGTATTAAAATGTATAGATTTTTAGAAAAACTTATTACTGAAAAGTGTAAGGAAAAAAAGGATATTTACGGTGAAAATTAAATATACTTGACATTGAAATCAATGTTAGACTCTAAATTAACGTCATCCTTTATTACTACGATTTTAAGGACATCTCCTTCATTTATTTGAATTTCTGAGACATTATCTCCATAATAATTATTGTTGATATAAACAGAATACCCTGTATAACCGGAATATGAATACACATTGTTCGTAGATAACATGGTTAGATTTGCGTTATAAAAAAACTTTTCGGTTAAAGTATCGTTACCAACAACATAAAGAAAATTAATTGATTTGGGACTTTCCTCTATCTGATTTTTTTTACCTCTCTTAAATGATTTAGTGTCGAATTCGACAACTTGCAACACTCTAGTTATCGCCGGGGAAATTTCAAATTCATCCTCATCAATTAAAAATCCTAACATAGTGAATTCGTAATTTTGAATATAATATTTTCTTTTTTCAACATCCATTACAGATTCATCAGAAATGTTGTTCATTAATATAGGGATATAATGACCCTTTATCTCAGCATAAGCTTGCCTTGATGAAAATTTTTCTAAAACAATCTGATTGAATTTATTTAATTCTCTCATTCTATTACAAATTATTTTAACAGAATATGTAATATCAACAGGAACGGGCTGCGGGATTTTATAAATATCCATACCGGCTCTTTGACCATCCCATGTCGGTACTTGAGCGTAAAAATATTGTCTTCTATTTGGTATTGTATATATTGCCGGGTTACTACCATATTTAACTTCAGGATTTCTAACTATCGTAATAAAAGGAGGTTCGGCGTTTTTATCTATATTTTGAAAATTCCAAGTTTCTGTGAACTGAGCCCAATTTTGAGTTGTCATAATCACATCTACCGTTGGGACAACCTTACCTGTTACTACTGTTTTTAAGTCGTTTTTAACGAAGTCTAAAAATCCGCCATCTAAATCTGCATGTAATAAACTTTTGGGTAAAAAAGTACCATCTTGATTAATTTTATCAACCAATTCTTTTCTTCTTTCTAATAGAATTTTAGATTCGGTTAAAGGAATATTTTTTTTTATTTTTTTTGGTAGCGGCATTATATATTGATTTTAACAAAATTATAAAATAGTTCACTAATCTTATCAGGTTCGGATACTTTTGATTTTTTTAACATATCTCTAATTTGTGATACTAACATATGAAAATGACTTTCAGGGGTGTTTTTGTAAAATCCCCCAAACTTGGCATCCTTCTCTTTAATAACACCTAACTTAACAAATTCTCTCATTTTTCTAGCGGCAAATTCATCGGCAACAAGCTCAATATCTCTCATCATTTTGCAACCCTGTTTAATATCCATTTCACCAGTATATAATTCATACATTTTTTCCCCACCATATTTTTTAAATTGGTATTGATGTGCAATTTCGTGAAACAATATAAATAAAAATTTGGCTAAATTTAAGTTAAATAAATCAGGGCTTAAAATAACCCTATCCGATAAAGATAACCCAGCACCCATTTTAATACGTTCAATTATTATATTTTTACAACCTGAATTTGATATAAATTGTCTAATTACGTTTAAGTGTTCATCGGATAGTTTATATGTTTCTTTAATTTTATTCATTAATTCATCGAGACCTTGTGTCTGTTCTTTTAACAATCTATAATTGTTAATATGGTTAACCAATAAAGAAACTTGTCTTTCCGTTAATAAAATATTTCTCATAATCCTTTAAATTCGTTTCCTACCACCGCAGACGCTCCTATTGTTCTATAAAAAGGTCTAATACCTGCGTAGTTATGTTTATTGTCAGATACAATCCTACCATCATTATTTACGGTATAATATCTAACCCTACTTTCTGTTTCATAATAACCAATATAATCTCCAAAATTAATATCAATACCCAACTCGTCTAAATGTTTTTGATACACAGAAACTTTTAAATTACCTGGTTCGAATTGATTTATTTTACTATTACCAAGATTTTTATTTTCGGGGGATAAAATTTGAACATAACCTTTAAACTCTACGGGAGGTAAAAACTTAATACCATCTTCTACGGTCTCACCATAAACATCATCGGTTTTTGTCTTCATTCTATCCACTCTGTATAATACCAAAGTAAAATTCATATCCCCGTGCAACCACTCTTCCCCCATTGATAAGTCTAAATCGAAATCTTCTCGACCAAAAAATTTACCTAATCTTGTTATCGGAACTTTATTATTTGACATATTTATAAATACTTCTTATTATTGTTTTAATTAAGTTTATTAAAATATTGTGACTTCAGGTCTGACAAATAATCTTATCGAACACACTGCTTTATCTTTATTGGATTCATATGATGGTGCAAATAATTTTATATTAAAATTAAAACACCAAAAAGAGACTAACAAAAAGTTTTATCCTACAAGGTCGCAATCTGAATACATTGTCAATAACAGTAATAAAACTCCAAAGGTCGCAAAAAAATGGGTTGAGTTAGACCCTTATTTCGCCAAGAAAATTGCTGAAGAAAAATTATACACAAAAGTACCTACCGAAGTTTGGGTTGAAAAATTATTAACCGAAAAAGAAAAATCTTATCATATTTGGGGTAGAGTATTTTCAGGAGAAACTCTTCACGACTTTTGGTTACCCAAAGGAGCCTTACTAAAAACTCACACAACTAAAGTGGTCGAAATTGACTACTTTAAATATTCTCATAGACCACCCTTAAATCATCAAAAAGAGGCGATAGAAAAATTGGTTGGTTCTAAAAGATTTATATTGGCAGATGATATGGGTGTTGGTAAAACTACCTCAGCGACTATTGCCGCTTTAGAAACAAATGCTAAAAAAGTCTTAATTATCTGTCCCGCATCTTTAAAGATTAATTGGGAAAGGGAGATTAGAAACTATACGGACAGAAGTATTTTTATTTGTGAAGGTAAAAACTTTTCATTAGAACACGATTTTGTAATTACTAATTACGATATTCTTAAAAACTTTTATGATTTAAAAGATAAAGATAATTCATTTATTGGTAAATTTAATCCTGAACTTATTATAATCGATGAGGCTCATTATATCCAAAATGGTCAGGCTCAAAGAACAAAACTCGTAAATCATTTTTCTAAAAAAGCAGATACTCTTTGGTTATTAACAGGTACGCCAATGACAAACAGACCAATGAATTATTTCAATTTACTTCAACTAATTGAAAGTCCTGTTGCTCAGAATTGGATGGCATATGCTATCAGATATTGTCAAGGGTATCAATTTAAAGCCGGTAACAGAAAGATTTGGAATGTATCAGGAGCGTCTAACTTAGAAGAACTAAGAGATAGAACTTCAAAACAAGTATTAAGAAGATTAAAAACAGAAGTGTTGGATTTACCTGAAAAGATTATTACTCCTGTTTATTTAAGATTAAAATCAAAACTTTATGAAGGATTAATGGGCGAGTATTTTGATTGGTATAGAACAAAGGGTGAGGAATCAAAATCACTAACAATTCAGTTTACAAAACTTATGAAAGTAAGACAAGTAATTGCTGAAGAAAAAATAGAACATACTATTGAACTTGCTCAAAATATAATAGACCAAGAAAAGAAAGTTATCATATTCACAAACTTCACGGATACATTAAATAGAATTGCCGACCACTTTGGAAAACAGGCGGTAAGATTAGACGGAAGTTCATCCAAACCACAAAGACAATATGCGGTTGACCAATTTCAGGAAAACGATAAAATAAAAGTATTTGTGGGGAATGTTAAGGCTGCCGGTGTTGGTCTTACATTAACCGCGGCCGAATCTGTAATTATCAACGACTTATCATTTGTTCCGGGGGATTTATCTCAAGCCGAAGACAGAGCGTATAGATATGGTCAAAAAAATAATGTTCTTGTTTATTACCCAATATTTGAAAATACTATTGAGGGTTCAATATATGATATTGTAAACTCAAAGAAATCTGTAATTGAGACTGTAATGGGAGACAATTTAGATAAAGCCGATATTGTCGAACAAATTATGAATAAGATAAATTCATTAAAAACTTAAAGATATGGTTGTATGTAAAAGTCGAATGATTGTCTAAAAGATTTGTTGGTTATTTTACCCCCCTCATATTTTGGAAAGTTCGTGGCGTTTTTTAATTCAGTCATTAAGCTTTCATTACCTATAATTTCACCACCACCTTTAACTACTTGAGGATTACCCGTAATTGGGTCAACACCAATGTTACCACTAACATCTTTTTTAACAATACTTATAATTTTTCCGTTACTCCATTTAAATTCCCACGTCGCACTTTGATTATTAAATAATAACTGATATCGAGTTATAAAATTATGTAATGGATTGTCTTTATTCGCACCTCTTTTAACCGCATAAGGTTTAGGGGGTGTATCATTTATTCCTCCCGTAACTTCTTTTGGAGTTTGAAGTATCTTATTTGTTGCACATCCCCCAGTAAAAGGTCTCCAATTTCCCGCACCATCCGTTCCGTCACACCAATATGTTGATGTCGACACAGGACTATATCCGAAGGTATTTTCATACACCGGCTCAACGGTAGTCTTAACATAAGAAAAATCCATACTCAAAGAAACAAATTGTCCGGGATTTGCGGTGGGATTCTTTTTCATATTAATCGCATCATCAACTCCGTTTGTGTTAACCACTAATGATTTAAAAGTGGGTGTCATAGAGTCTAAAATTTCTATTTTTGGGGGCTCAACTCTTTTAGATATTAAAGATTTTAAGTAATTCCAAAAATTTTGGGCTCTTGAATTTGAAAGTTTAACATTATTAACATATCCACTATCTGTTGATGGCTTTGGATTTTGATTTGGTGTTACATAATCGTTCTCAACATCATAATGAGTTTTCTTACCCCAAACATTACTAGAACCAGAAGTAATAGTAATACTATCAAGTTTAAGAGGTTTGTTGTCAGGATTTTTTTCTTTTATTTTATTAAAAATTTCAACTATAAATTCATTTATAAATTTACTTGGGTCAGATTGATTAAGCTCATAGTCCGCCTTTTTTGTAAAGGCAACTTTTATGGTTTCGGTAGTTGTTTTATTAGTAACCGATTGGCCGGTTTTATATTTACCCATTGTATTGGGGTTTGTGGTTGTTTGCTCCGAAATGACCTTTCCTTTTTCGTAATTTAACAAGAATTTAATTCTATTAAGTTCTTCAGATATAGTTAGATTTTTCATTATATCATATAAATATAATGAAAAAGATTATTATTCATACATTTTTTTTAGACAGTTATTACAGAACTTATCAAGGTCAAAAGTAGAGCCGGTCTCATTCATAATACAAAATTCATTTTCACAATGATGTAAACCAAATATATGACCAAGCTCGTGAATTGAGCTGTTTTTTAAATCATAGTAATTACCATTTAACAAAACGGTTAAGTTTTCGTATGCAGTTACTCCCATAACATATCTGTCAGTGTATAATATGTGATTAGTCACATAAATTGTGATAGTATCGTTTTTAACACTACTTACAAATAATTCGGCATTTAACATTTCAGTGTCTTTAATAAAATATCCTTTTATATCAAAACTTTTATTTACTAAAATAGTTTTAAATCCAAAATACTCTTCTATTCTTTTTGATACCGCATATAAATGAGTTGAATCAAAATTACCAATACTACTAATTTGAATTAGAAGTGATGAATCCTTAATAACATCTCCGAAATCATTGGGGTTAAATTTAGATTGTATTTCGGAATACAAAGAATCTATTGAAGGTTGGGTTTCTTCCTGTGAAAAACCTAATACCGATAAAAGTAAAAAAACTATTATTAATTTTGTTTTCATACTACAAAGATACAAAATGTTTTCTAATCTGCCAAATTTATTTTACCCCCTGAAAATATGGTAAATACGGGATATTTATGTTAAAATAAATACTCTGTGAAAAGTTTAATTAAAAAAACATCTATACTCTTAGAACAAATTAAGAAATCCGAAAATGAGGATTTTTTATTAACGGAGATGAAAAAAATCGGTATTGAAAAATTACCTTATTCTTATTCCTCTTTAAAACAATTCATCGATTCCGAAACAATGGATGTTCAT